TCGGTATTTAGGAGATGCATTTTATACAAGGGGTAGGACAGGAAAAAAAGAACAATATGAATGATATTAGAGTAACGCAGGAGCATAAACGCTTAGAAAGTCTGCTGGATCGGGCAAGCGTCCCACAGCAGAAGCGGGAAGCGCTGGCGCCGGTAATAGATAATATGGCATGGCAAAGGATTAAGCTGGACGAAGCACGGGACGAAATGCAGAATGCCAGCATAGTCTGTGAGTATGACAACGGCGGCGGCCAGACAGGGACAAGAGAAAACCCCATATTCAAGGCATATATAAACCTATGGCGCGCCTATATGGTAGGCTTTGAGAAGTTCTCTGCTTATTTACCTAAAGAGCTACTGGAAGAAGCAGCAGGGGGCAATATCAGCGTACTGGAAAAAGTTAAACAGATGAAGAAGGCGAACGCATGACAGGTAATCAGATACCGCGAATTAGGATAGAGCCGCCCAGAGCGGACACGGACGGGCAGGGCGCAGCTATGCTTATGCAGGCATACGGCGTAACGCTGGACGAATGGCAGCAGCTTGTTCTGAATGCCTGGCTGGGAAAAGATCGTGCCGGAACGTATACGGCAATAAATGCCGGCTTAAGCGTACCAAGACAAAATGGTAAAAATACATGCCTGGAAGCCAGGGAATTTTATGGCCTGGCAGTGAACGGCGAACGGATCCTGCACACCGCGCACCAGGTAAGGACAAGTAAGAAGGCTTTTAGACGGCTGGCCGCTATGTTTGAGGACAGGACGAAGCCAGAGCTAACAAAGCTTGTTAAGCATATCAGATACGCAATAGGCGAAGAAGGCATAGAGCTAACAAACGGCGGGATAATCGAATTTACCAGCAGAAGCCGCTTTGTTGCCAGGGGCTTTGATGGCATATCCTTAGTTGTTTTTGATGAAGCGCAGGAGCTGCAGGAAGACCAGCTGGAAGCGTTAATGGCTACACTATCAGCAAGCGCAACAGGAACGCGGCAGCTGATTTATACAGGATCCCCGCCCTATCCTGGATGCCCTGGGGATGTATTCCGGCGATTAAGGCAGGCTTGTATTAATAGCGCGGGCAACGGGAAGGAACACCGCAGCTGCTGGCATGAATGGAGCATAGCAGCAGACAGCCTGCAGGAACTTAATACAGCAGACAAGCGTCTATGGTACAATACAAATCCAGCGCTAGGCATCCGCTTAACAGAAGAATTTACGCAAGAAGAATTAAAAATGCTAAGTGCAGACGGCTTCGCACGCGAACGGCTGGGCTGGTGGAGCAAAAATATAGATACAGAGCAGGCGGCTTTTGCTATAGATCCGGCAACGTGGGACGCTTGCGCCAGTGACACGCCAAAACCGGAAGGCAAGACGGCCTACGGGGTAAAATTCAGCGCAGACGGAAGCACAGTAGTACTTGCAGGGGCTGTAATAGATCCTGCTGGGCTTGCCAGAATAAGCTTGTTAGATATGCGGCCAACGGGTGCCGGCTTGTCCTGGCTTGCAGAATGGCTTATAGAACGCTACAAAGTTGCTTCTTGCGTAGTTATTGACGGACGCAACGGAACAGATCTGTTAGTGGATAAGATAAAAGATACCTGGCGCTTTAAGGACAGCATCATAAAGCCGTCTGCAGCAAACGTAGTAAACGCCGCTACTTTGTTAGTAAATGAATTAAACGAACGCACAGTAACATGGTACAGACCGCAGGAACTACTAAGAGAAAGTGCCATAACAGCAACGCGCCGGAAGATCGGCGGGGGCTTCGGCTTTGGTGGAAGCGGCAGTGAAATTATAGAAGCCTGCGCCCTGGCTTTGTGGGGGTGCAGAACATCAAAACGCAATCCGGCACGCCAAATGCGGATTGGATAGCAACGGATCGGCAGAAGGGAAATAGGAAAAATGACAGTAGCCGAATACAAACAAGCAATTATCGAAAGTACAGGCATACCAGAAAAACTGCTGGACGGGGAAACGCCGGAAGAGATCCTGGCAAGCGCCAAAGCAATACTGGCATACAAAAAACAGGAAGAAAGCCGGCGCCAGAAGACTACAGGGGAACAGTTCAGCGAATGGCTGCACACTGTACAAGGGGATGAAGAGAAGGACACAGCAAAAGAAGCAATTACAACACTAGCGGAAGCAGCCAGGGTAAACGCGGGCGGCTATCCGATTGTAGCAGACGGGGGCAATCCATACATAAACGGAGCATCCATGCCGGATCCGCGAACGCCGCAGGAGCAGTTCACAGAATGGTTTAAACAGAATACAGCTTTTGACCCGCTTAAGGATGAAAACGGCTGGAAGCACTTTTGATATGCTAGCAGAGCATGGCAGCCAAACACTCCCATATCTGGGACGCAGGGGCAGTAAAAACAGCTTGTAGAAGTGCTAAAGCTGGAACTGCACTAGATTTGCAAGACACGCCTGCGGCAGCCAAAAAGGGGGGCACCCCTTAACCCCCAAAAAATGGCAGCCAAACTGGTAATTACCAGTTTTTGCAATTATCGCGAGATTTTATAGAAATCACCAGGAAGCGGAAGGGGCAACATACATGAGCAAAATTATAAAATGTATCATCTGCGGGCGCGAGTTTACAACTAGCAGGCCAAACAAGAAATACTGCAGTTTTACTTGTAAGGAAGCCGGCCTTAAACTGCGGCGGCTTGCCTGGAAAGCAGAGAATCCTAATTACATTACTTCTTACATGAAACAATACAGAACAGCGCAGAAGAGGAATTAGTAGAAATGACACAGATTAAGACTTGTCCACATTGTGGCGGCGTATCAACATTAAATTGTAATTACAGTTATAAAACACGAAGCTACTTTGTTTTCGTAAAATGCGAAGTATGCGGCGCCCAGGGAAAAACTTGTCACAGCCCAGAGCATCCGGCAGAGGAACAATGGCAGAACGAAGCTTGCGAACAAGCACTAGCGGCCTGGAATCTGCGAATTGAAAATGCTTCTGATAAGTAACTGCCTATGCTGGTACACTTACACACACCCCCGCGCTGTAAAACGCCCTATAACGGCCTAAAACAGCGCGAGTGTACATTTGCTAAGGTAAACGCAAAAAACGGCACACAGGGCAAAATACAAGCATATAGCACTATGTGTATATTTGTAGATTGTTAACTGTATACTTTTCTTGTAAAATACATTGTGTTCGAATTGAGCTGGACAACTTTTTCCAGAGATCCAACAGAAGGAAGCCTGCACTGCAATACATGCGGGCTTCTTTCCTGCTTTTATGGTTATGATATAGTATTGCATGTTATGATATAGTATGCTATATTATCCGCGGGGGATTATACACATACAAGTATACACAGCACACTATCAGCACAACAGCAGGCAATCTATACGCGAAACAGTAATTTATCCAATAGATAACACGCAAACCAGACACAATTTACAATCAATTCAAACGAAGGACGCTGCCGGCGGCGCAGATCCAGAGCGCAGGCAGGACGCAATATGTTAATTGTTTTGAAATGAAGCGCAATTATGACAGGGTAGGAACAGTGACGCGGTTAAGGGGTGAACTAAGGAAGCACACAGCGCAAGCGCTGGAAGATTACAAAAACAATGCAATAGAATTTGCAGAACTGCAGAAGATACAGCATGAAGCAGAGTTAAAGATATACATGCCGGAACTGCAGCGCCTGCGCGACCAGGGAAACTGGAAGGCGTTTATAAATTTAGCGCTGGAAGCCTTCGGGATCCTGCCGGAAGTCTTCAAACAATACTATGCAGAAGTGCCGGACACATTAAAATACAGGTTCAGTATAGCGGCCTATAACAGATACAGCGTGCCGGCACTGGAACCGGCAGTAATACAAGCGCTGCAATATGGACGCCCAAAGCTTCCAGGCGAAATAACAACAGCGCCATACATAGAAGTATACCTGGCTGCAGAACTGCAGATAAAACAAGTATATGAGTGCCTGCGCTGGAATGTTGCCCAGGATCCGGCAGTGGAATTATTCCAGGAATATCTGGATGGACGAAAAGGGCACGT